TCAATTTAGAATGCTCATACATCTTTCTAAAATCTCTTCATTATTGATTATCACTAAATTTATTTTTTTTCTAGTTCTTGTCATAATTTGAAATAACATTTTTGATGGATGAAAATGTGGAGTTTTTTTATAATTTTTTGTTGCTAAAGTATTATCTGGTTTGTAATAAAAATGACTATCAATAACAGCAACTACATTGTCAAATTCTTGTCCTATTACACTATGAACATTGCCAACATCTTCAAGTAAATATTTATCATAAGGTAATACATCATAACTTGAAGTTGTATAATTTATTACTGTCCAATTATTTGCATTTAAAAATTCTAAATATTGTTTTGCTTCTATATTATTTTTGAAATAATTTAATTCAACATTTTTATTTATTTGATTTTCGTAAATTGCTTTTTTGTTAAACAAACATTTAATAAATGATGCAATTTCTTTATTAGTTCTTATCTTATTACTTAACTTAAAAATTTTAGGATTGGATTCAGTATTTATAAAAGATTCTATGTTGTTGTCCATTTCAACTTTCTTTAAACATTGTTCTTCATCATAAGAAAATATACAAATACTAGAATTGCTTTTAATTTGTTCTATAATATGTTTTAATTGATGTTGTTGTATTCTTTGAGCTTCATCAATTATAACAATACTATATTCTGAATATTTAATATTTAACGCAAACTTTACTGGTTTAATATCCCAATTTAATTTTTCGCAAATTTCATTATGACCATTATTTAAATATCCACAATGAATTATTAGTGTACTTAACTTTAATCCAATATATTCTTTTGCTAAATCATAAGTAAGCAAAGTTTTCCCTGTTCCAGCTTTTCCTTTAATTGAAAAAAAAGAGGGTACATTATCACATAGTTTTAGTATCTCTTTTTTAATTAAATATTGCTGTTGGGTTAAAAAATATTTACCATCAATAAATTTTTGGGTTGAATTAAATGGTGATACTAGATAATCTAAAGGGTTAAATAAATCATCAATATTATTTAGTGTTACAATTTTTTGACTTTTTAAAAGAGTTAAAATAAGTAAAATATTTACTTCAATTAAATTATCATTATCATCAATACTATAAAATTTATTTTCTGATGAAACATAACTGAAATAATGAGATTCTTTATTTAAAAAAGCTAAGTAATATTTATTTTTAATTAGCTGCTTTTTTATTTCCTCAACAGTACTTTCTTTTTTTAATTCAATATTAATAATTTCATTTTCACCTATTCTTAACAAATCGAATTCTTTTCCTATTTGAGGTATTTTATAACCAATAAAGTATTTATCAAATATGTTAATATCGTTATCTAGTAATTCTAAATTAGAAATTAATATTTTCAAATCATCTAATTCTGCAAGTTTAATATCTATTCTGAAATAATTTAAGTATTTTAGAAATAATTCTTTTGATAATCTTGTATAGGCACTAATAATTGATAACAAATTTGCTTCCCTCATTTTTTGTTTAAAAATAAGAAAAAATTCTTACATCTTGAATTTTCTTTAGATTCTACTAGTGTTCGTTTTATAAACTTACACCACATTTTTTTCCAGATAGGAAAAATGAATAAATTCTAAAGTTTTATATCGATTACAAAACATTCTTTATTTTGGTAGCTACTAGGTTTTAAATTAACTTTGTAGCTGTAAAAAAAATATTATGAATGATGACTTGTTTAGAAAAATTTCTGGTGTAACATCAGCTTATGATAAAATAAAAGATATTGCTGGTATTGGTAATTCATCATTAGCCGCTTTATCTGGTGTAAATGGAATTTTAAATAGTAGTATGTATAATACTATACATAAAAATACAACATTATCAGCTATGTCTGGTGTTGATATGCTTCTAAAAAAAATATATGTTGAACCAGTTACTTATAATCCATTAATGGCTGTATTTGGTAACGTTACCCAAATGATGAAACAATATGAAGGTGATGTAGTAAATAATAGTTCAAAAAATATTTTAGCTAGTTTATCGAGTTTAACAGCTTCAAATATTATAGACAATTTATCAACAAATAATTCTGTTAAATATCTTTCAAGTTTTTTCGATTTAGCAGACAGTTATAATTGGCGTGAAACATATCCAGCAGCATTTATAAATGACAGTTTAGTTAAACAATATTCAAAAGGATTTGATAAGTTTAATTCAAATATTGAAAAGTTTCTGGATTTAAAATTTATAGATGAAAATTCAACTTTAGTTGATGGTTTAGCTGTATCAGTAAATTTGGATTGTGAAAATGCAGAAATTAATGAATCTGAATTAATCGAAATTTTTAATATCATTAATCAAGCTTTTGAAATTCTTATTGAACATAAAAATGAAAGTTTTAATAAATTAAATACGATATTAAAAGGTTTATCAAAATTTATTAACCATCAATATACTTATGGATTAGCAATGATACTTGTTGGTATATTTCTCACTAAATATTTTGAAAGTACCACTTCAAATATTTCAGAAGAAATAATAAGCAAAAAAGAAATTGGTGTAAAACACAAAGCAATAAATAATTATAAAGATTTTATTATAATACCAATTGGTTCAGAAGTTGAAATTATTAAAAAATATAAAGTCTGGGCAAAAATATCATTTATCAATAGAAATGGAATCCCACAAATTGGATATTGTAAAATCAAAGATTTATAAAAAAATTACTATGAAAAAAATATTATTTCTAGTATCGGTTTTGATACTATCAACCACAAATGGTTTTGCTTGGGGTAAAAAAGGTCATTCAATCGTTGCTGAAATTGCATTTCATAACCTTGATGCAAAGACAAAACAAAATGTGTTGAATTATCTTAATGGAATGAGTATTGAAGATGCTGCAAACTGGATGGATTCAATGCGTTCTGACAAGTCTTTTGACTTTATGAAACCATATCATTATATTGATTTTGAAAAGGGTTCAGAAGTAACTGAATTATCTGGCGAAAATATCATAAGCATATTAAATAAAACTCTTAAAGACCTTGATAATATTAAAACTTTATCCAATGATGAAGTAAGAACAAGATTATTTTATTTATTTCACTTGATTGGTGATTTGCACCAGCCGCTTCACGTTGGTTATAATGATGATAAAGGTGGTAATACAATTCAAGTATCGTTCTTTGGAAAGGGTTCAAATCTTCACGCTGAATGGGATTCAGATATTATTGAATATAAGGGCTTAACGCTTGATGAAGTTCTTAAAATAAATGCAGTAAAGGATATTGATTATTCATCAATGAAGAAAATTGATGTTTTGGCTTGGGCTAAAGAATCAAGATTATATTTAAAAAACGTTTATGATTTCAAAGGTGCAAAAGTTACTGATGAATATATTGATTCAAATTATCCAATAATTAAACATCAATTACTTTATGCTGGAATAAGACTTGCAGCTGTTTTGGAACACTATTTTAAGAATGTAACATACATTGCAAACCCTAATGATACTAAAAAGGTGGTTGAAGATATTGTTGAAACATCTATAAATATTGATGTTGCAAAATCAGCTGAATATGAAGGTAAATTGGTATATACTTGTGGCAAGGTTTATTCATCAAAGGTTCTTGATTCAAATGGAATGATTTTATTAAATGTTGGTGCAGAATATCCAGATTCACCATTAACTATTGTTATATATGCTGATAAATTAAAGAATTTTGATTTTAAACCAGATGAATACTATAAAGGAAAAAATATTTGTGTTGGTGGTAAGATTAAGATGTATAAGGGTAAACCAGAAATCATAATCAACACACAACACGCAATTCAAGTTAAATAAAACAAGAAACCCAATCAATTACGATTGGGTTTTGTATTTTAAGATGCTAATTGGATGCTTGTTTCAATCATATCTTCAAGATTAATAAACATTTCATCAAAGGTTATCATTTTGCGTTTATACATCATATATTCTTTGTCAATTAACTTGTTATCTAATTTGTATTTTCTGTTATATCTTGGTTGAACCGCAATAAGAAAATCTAAATCGTTGAAATACTTATTTTCAATTAATGTATTCTTAACATAGGTTAAAGATGTTTCATCAGCTTCATTTTCTGGTTGAATCAGTTCTTCAATTTCTTCTGGTGCAGCTTCTGGCTGGTGAACTTCTTTTAATGGTTCTGGGGCAGCTTCTGGTTGAATAGATGCTTCAATTTCATCTATGTAATCAATGGCTAATTGGTTAACCATTTCGATTTGTTCCCAATTGATGAAAATTGTTCTTGATTTTACCTTTTCAAATCTTTGTGTGGTTGATACATTGATATAACCCTTTTGTTTAAGACGTTGAATCGATTTATCAATTGATGTAATGCTTGTAAAAATGTGTTTTGAAATATTTTCGCTTGACCAAGTTATGTTTACTTGGGTGCTTGAATAGTGAATTAATTTTTGAAGTAATCTTAATTCTGATGGCATCAAGTGGAATGGTTTTTTATCATTCATTGAAGCTGATGCGAAAAATAACGCATCATAATAGGTGTTTTGGATTGTTAATGTTGTTGACATTCATAATTTTTTTATTCTAGTGTTATGTTGTTCTAGTTGGTAACTCGGACTAGAAGCTGGGGTAATTACTCCCCAGCACCGAGGTAATCATTTCAGACTACATTATATAAATATCTAACATTTAACCAAAAGCCAAAATATTTTCAATTATTTTCAACGATACTTCTAAAATGCCGATTAGTCAAGTAAAATCAACTATATTATTATCTTATAAAGTTAAAGCGAATAATAAGTATTTCTTATACTAGTTGAATTATCGATGTATTTACGCAACACTACTATAGAAATATTCAAATACCAAGTTTTTAGTTGAAATTATTGTAAAATAATTGATATGAAGCGAATAATACTTGTTTTTACAGTTGAAATGTTGCTTTTTGGATGTTGGACTGTTTAGTCTTTTTTTGGACTGTTTAGTCTTTTTTTGGACTGTTTAGTCTTTTTTTGGACTGTTTAGTCTTTTTTTGGACTGTTTAGTCTTTTTTTGGACTAGGTAGGGAGATATTACTATACTATTATACTTTTCTATTCTTTAATAAAAACTAAAGAAAATTAAAAAACTAGAAACTATTATTTACAAAGAAACTTTATTACACTAATGTCCTTTTTTCAAAAATTGAAATTAAATTTTAATATTTTTTATTTTGTTGAAATTGTAAAATAAAGTTTTTAAATAAAATACTTTCAATTTCTTTTTATCTTAACTAAACATAGAACACTTTTCAACTTAATGAAATTGCGAAGCAACATATTTAAAATAAAAGAATATAAAACAATTTCAACTGGAATAAATGCGAAGCATCATAATTAAAAATAAACTGAATAGAACAACTTCAACTTATTTTTTCTTTTATCTATTTCTAAAATTAAATAGAACAACTTCAACTTACAAAATTGCGAAGCAACAATTTATTTCATCAATTGAAAATAGGTTAACCAACCATTTGACTTTTCAAGAACAACTTCAACCAAATTAAATTGCGAAGCAACATTTTGTAACATCAACCTAAAGGAAGTTACCCAGCCCATTCAATCCAAAATAGCCTTTACATTCAATCTGAACAATGGTATTATTCAATTCAAATAACAAGATAGTTTTAATTGATATGAATAATGCTAGACAAAATAACAGTAGATAGAATAAGATTCATTCACCCAGATTTAAGGGATGAAGTGATGAAAATGTATAATGAAGTAAATGAAAAAATACTTCCAAAAGATGTAAGATTAAGATTTTCATTCACATATAGAAGTATTGAACAACAAGATTTCTTATATAAACAAAAACCAAAAGTAACAAATGCAAAAGGTGGTCAATCAATGCACAATTATGGATTGGCATTTGATATTGTTCTTTTATATGATAAAAACAATGATGGAACATTTGAAACAGCATCATTTGTTGTTGATGAAAATTGGAAAAGAATAACGGAATGTTTCAGAAACTACGGTTGGGAATGGGGCGGTGATTGGAAAACTCTCAAAGATTATCCACACTTTCAAAAAGCTTTTAAACATACTTGGCAAATGCTTAAAGAAAAAGTTGATAAAGGAATAGTAATTAAAGAAAAAATTGGTGGTGTTGAATATGTTTATCCAAGAATTGTTGATGAAGCAGCAGAAGCACCAGCACCAGCACCAGAAGCAAAAGCAAAAGCATAATTACAATTATGAAATATCTAATTATATTTTTAACAGTATTTATGTTAGGGTGTTCAACCAAAAAAAGCAGTTATACTTTTAAAGAAAATCAAAAGTTTGATTCAATTCATTTTCAATCACAAAAATTGATTTATCCACCTTTAAAAGATACCATTTTCATCAAATCACCTTGTGATTCTTTAGGTAATTTAAAGCCTTTTAAGCAATCATATTCAACACCACAAGGTAAGATTATCATTGAGGGTAAAAACAATCACATAACAGCTAATATTGACTTGAAAGGGACTTCAACAGATGAAACTACACTAACTAAAATTGACAAAGAAAAACAAGTTCAAATCAAAGAAGTAATCAAGAAAATTATAGTTCCAGATTGGCGTTTAATAATTGCTTTAATATGTTCCATAATCTTAAATATTGGACTTATTTATTTAAAATTCTTTAAATAAAGACCCTAAATACCCCCCTTAATTAAAGCCCGCAAATTTGCGGGCTTTTTTAATAGCCTTTTATCCTAACTTTTATTAGGAAGTCTTTACATCTTGAAGCTTTGATGGTATAGTTGTTTTTATATGATAGGAACAATATTTATACAAGGTGAAATTGGTGTGGACTGCACACTATTAGACGTAATCAAACAAGTTAAAGCACAATCAGCAGCAGAATCATTTTTAGTTAAGGTTGATAGTGTTGGTGGTTTTGTTGATAGTGGAAAAGATATTTATAACTACTTGGTTAATTTATCAGTTCCAGTAACCACATTCACAACAAAGGCTTATTCAATTGCATCAATGATATTTATGGCTGGTTCAACTAGAATTATACCAGAAGGTTCAGATAATGCTTTAATGATTCACTTGCCTTGGATGGAAGCGGTGGGTAATCATCAAGTAATTACAGATTACTTGAAAGACCTAAAAGCTACAGAAGATGAACTTGTTGATTTTTATGCAAAAGCACTTCAACTTGACAAGAACACAATTCATTCCTTATTAAATCAAGAAACTTATTTAAACGCAACCCAATCAATTGAATTGGGATTTGCTACACAACTACAACCAGCACAATTAGCTGTTGCCAAATTACACAATAACAAAGACCAAAAAGAAGAAAGTTTAATGAATAAACTAGAAAAAAAACTTGATAGCATTATGAATATGCTAACTGGTAAACCAGCAATCAAAGCTGAATTAGTTCTTCAAGATGCAACTGGTGTTTCAATTACGTTTCCAGATTTATCTGGTAGTGATGTACCAGCATTAGAAGACAAAGCAATGGTTGATTCAAAACCAGCAGAAGGTGAATTTACAATGCCAGATAACACAATCTACACATTTAAAGGTGGTGCGGTTGCTGAAATTGAAACACCAAAAGAAGAAGCAACTGAACCAGTTGAACCAGCAATGGATGCTGTATCTGGTGATACAATGCCAACTGAAACAACTGAACCAGATGCTGATGAACCATTACTTGCAGAATTACAAGCAAAAATAACAGAGTTACAAGGAATAATTGACCAATTAATGTCAGCAGAAGACCAAGAAACTCTTTTAAATGCACTTGAAAAATCAGTTGAAAAACAAACTGAATTAGAAACCAAATTCAACGCATTAGCAAAACAAATTGGTAGTGATTTTCAACCAACAACAAAACAAAATAAAACGAATGTAAAAGCTAGTTCAGAAGTAACAAGCAGAGCATTTCAAATCTTGAATTCCAAATTCTAACAAACATAACAAAAAGCTAAAAATTAACTAAAAAATGGCATACAATCCACAAGCGTTAACAGATTACACTAATGAACAAACATTACCAATCTTAAGACAATCAATCCTTGGAGCTAAAACAGCTTCTTTATTCCAATTACAAACTGGAATCAAATCATCAGCAGCATTAAACATAATGGGTGTAGATGTAAAATTACAAAATGACAGCGTTGGTTCAGCAGTTGATGGTGGTGGTTCAGTTACTTTCACACAAAGAAACTTATCAGTTACACCAATTGCAGTAAGAGAATTTCTTGACCCAAAAGTATTGAATTCAAAATGGATGCAATCACAAATCAAAGCTGGTTCAGAAGATAACGAATTAGTATTTGAACAAGAAATTGTTGAAACAGTTGTAAAACAAATTGCTGCTAAAAATGAAAAAGCACTTTGGGCTGGTGATGTTACATCTTCAAATGATGATTTAAAACACTACAACGGATATTTAAAATTAATTGATTCTGCTACAGGAACAACTGTAATGACAGCAGCAACATTTACATCTGCTAATGCAGTTGCAACAGTTGATTCGGTTTATACTGCAATTCCAGTTGAAATACTTGATGCAGAAGATACTGCAATCTTTATGGGTCGTGATTATTTCAGAACTTATACTACTGCTTTGAAAAATGCAAACTTATTCCATTATGGTGCTGATTCAACTGATGGTGAAATTACAGTACCTGGTACAGCAATCAAAATTTACGCATTAAATGGATTAAACGGTTCAAAACGTATTGTTGCTGGACGTACTTCAAACTTCTATGTAGGTTGTGATTTAGATTCAGAAGAAGATAACGCATCAGCAGTTTATATCGATGCAATCGAAAGAGTGAAATTAAAAATCGCTTACAAATACGGTTGTCAGATTGCGTTCCCTCAAGAAATAACAATCTTAAAAGTAGCTTAATTATATAAGCTAATATTATAAAGTAAGGGTGCTGTAATAAGCACCCAAAGCTTTAAAAACAACATAACAATAGTATTAACATTTAAAATATAATGTCAAATTGCATAGAAAAATTAACACACAATATCTCTTACGACTGTACAACAGCACATAGAGCAAAAGGTGGATTAGAAACCAAAGCTGTAATCTTAAATAGAGCAGATTTAGATTTCACTTCAATTACACAATCAGCTGCAACTGTTACAAACCTTTCTTTAAAAGCTGGTTCAGTAGGTTACGAAATCGGTTGGGTAAAACAATTAGGTAACACCGCTTCTGAATTTTCAGTAAACGATGGTTTAGATACATTCAATCATTCATTTGCTTGTAGAGTATTCGGACAAGCTGCAACAGATGCAGAAATCATAAAACAATTATCAACTGGTGAATTTGTTTTGGTTGTAGAAACCAAATTCAAAGGAACAAATAACGCTGATTCATTTAAAGTTTTCGGTTTAGAAAACGGATTGAAAATGTCAGAAGGTTCATTTACTTCATTAGAAAATGATGGTTCATTCTTATTCACACTTTCAAGTGTAGAAAACTTTGGTGAATCTTATCCTTGGTTGGTATATTTAGAATCAACTTATGCAACTACTAAAACTAAAGTAGATAACTTATTTGCATAATAATTGACTTTACAAACGTACAAAGTCAAGGTATAATTAAAAGGTAGATGGTATTAAACTATCTACCTTTTTTTTATTAAAAAAACTACAGATATGAACAAAGAAAGATTAATAGAATTATTATCAATTTCATTAGATGAATTGAATAATAACAAAGAATTACAAATTGAAATAACGGAATACTATAAATTCATTTATGGGTTAAAAACGTGTTCAAGTTGTAAAAATAAATTTACTACATACTACAAAAAACTTATGATTGATGGTGTTGAAAAAATGACTAATAAAACAAGTTTATTCAAATTAAGAACTGATTTAATGGTTAATAAAATTTCATTTGAAAATGGTGATTTTATATCACAAAATCAAGCTGATAATTCTGTATGTATCGAATTTTTAAAAGCAAATCCAAATAGAATTTCAATGTTTGAAGTTTATCCAGAAAACTGGATGGATTTAATCCAAAATAACGAAAGCGAAAATGATGATGAATAATGAGAATCAAATTAGTAGATGTAGATAATAGACTTGCTGTAAAATACAATAAAGTTGAAGGAATCTACAATTGGGGTGATGATAATGCTTACCCACAACTTATAAAAACACTTATCAATTCATCTGTTACAGCAAAACAATGTTCAGATTTAAACAGCAAATTTATTGCTGGTAAAGGATTTGAATTCACAAAAGATATTACTGATAAATCAACCTTGATTGTAAATAAAAAAGGGTTGAATATCAACCAACTTTTAAGGGTTGCATCAAAAGAGTTTTCAGATATTAATAATCTATTCTTACACGTTAATTATAACGCATTATTTGAAGTTGTTAGCGTTGATTTACTATCAAGTGAAGATGTTCGTATTGGTCAAGCTGATTCAACTGGATATAGCGGCAAATTCATTGTATATGATAACTGGGATAAATCAAAAGGTAAAAGAATTGAAAAAAAAGATTTTGTAATAATAAATAGATTCAATCCAAATCCAGAAATCATACAATTGCAAGTTGAAGCTGCTGGTGGTTGGAATAAATACAAAGGTCAAATACTTCATATTACATCATCATTAAATGATATTTATTCACTTGCTGATGTTGATTCAGTTCTTTATGATGCCGATTCAGAATATCAAGCTAGTGTATTCAAAAATTCTGGATTACGTAAAGGTTTCTTTGGTGCAAAATTATTTGTTACAAAACCCTTTTCAGATGATTATGCAAGAAAGGATTTTGAAAAAACTATTCAAGATTTAAAAGGTTCAGAAAATTCAAGTGGTGTTCTTTTACTAGAAGCAAACCTTGAAAGTGATAATCTAGCTGAACACATCATTATTCAAAATATTGATTCAAATATTGATAACAAGAAATTTGAAAGTACTGAACAAAGTTCAGCAAAGAATATTAGAAAAGCTTTTGGAATTCCTTCAATCTTAATTGAAGATACTGATAATTCTGTATTTGGTAATTCTGGTGAACTATTAAAACAAGCAAAATTAATGCACTGGGAAAATAAAGAAGAAGAACGAATTACAATCATTGAAGCGTTTGAATTAATCTTTTCAAGATTTCACAAACCAGTCAATCCAAATAATAATTGGAATATCATTCCAATAGTACAAATACCACAACAAGATGCAGAAGCTAATAACGGTTAATGAATTCAAATCAACAAAAGATGTTGGTGAAAAGGTTGATGATAAAAAAATTAACCAAGCAATTGAAATGGCACAATCAACCGATGTAAAAGATTTACTAGGGTCAAGATTTTACTTTGATATGATGAACAACTTGGAACAAGCAAATTATCAAGATTTACTTTCTGGATGCACATTTACATTTATGGGTGTAAGCTATTACCAAGATGGAATTAAAGCCCTTTTAACGGACTATACAATGGCGAAGTATGCTTTGAGTATCAACACTAATTTCACACCATTTGGGGCTACTGTAAAGCAATCAAATGATTCTGAACCAGCAGACAGAAATAGCTTAAAAGATATTTCAACACAACAAGTACAATTAGCTGGTTCACGTTGGGAAACAATCAAATTATATCTTGATACAAACATTCCAAAATACCCAAATTGGGTAAATAACATATATGGTGGTGCAGAATTTATTAATTCTGAAAGAACCTTTAGAATCAGAAAAATATAATGCAAATAATTCAAAACGTAGATACAAGTACATTCAAGTTTAATGGTATTAAATACCCAAAAAACTTTATGTGTATTAAACAAGGTGCTGATAATATCAGTATTCATAATGCTTTTGATACAAGATTTCAATTACTTGGAAGCACACCTTTTAATCAAGTTAGTGTTAATGGTGTTATTTACACAAATCAAGTTAATCTTATATCAGCACTAGCAACGCTTATTTTTTCAAAGCAAGTAATTGATTCTGCTGGATTAAACCCATCTTGGGCTTTATATGGTGCTACAGATAATTTATTTAATACAAATATTGGTAATGTTGGTATTGGAACAGCAAACCCAACACAAAAATTAGAAGTATCGGGTAATACACTTATAAATGGTGGTTTAACTGCAAATACAATATCAGCAACTTCAATAACTACAAACAATTTATCAGCAAATAATATTGCTGGTTTACAAAATTATGTATCAAAATTTACAAATAATGGTACTTTTTTAGGTAATTCAATGATTTATGATAATGGAACAAATGTTGGTATTGGAACTGGTGGTTCAGCAGCTGAAAAACTACAAGTATCAAATGGTAATATTCTTATTGATAATACTTTTGGTTTATCAAGTTTTAATTCATCTTATAGTTCAATAAATAAGTTACTTTTTTCATCAAATTTTTTATCGGGTGGGGCTGGTAATAATGTCTTTTTAGGTAATAATCTATATAATCAATCAGTTTCATTATTTGCTGGTGGGAATGTATCGAATGTAAATGAAAGATTAAGTATTCAAGGTAATGGATATGTTGGTATTGGAACAAATTCACCATCAAAAGAATTATCAATGGTTAGAAAATCTGGAACATTTACAGCTGAATTAAATTCATACGGTTCAAGGTCAGATTTTTGGTTAAATAGAGCTTCTGGAACTTATTCAGCACCAACAACACCATCAATAAATGCTATATTAGGTAAAATGATTTTTGGGGCTTATGATTCAAATACAAACGGATTCATTGAAGCCGCTAAAATTGAAGCAACAATTGATTCAAATACTGGTGCTGGTGATTTACCAACAAGATTAGCATTCTATACAACCCCAGATGGGTCAAATATTGCACAAGAAAGATTAAGAATTGATAATAAAGGTAATCTTGGTATTGGAACAATTTCACCATCAGCAAGATTAATGGTAAAGGGTGAAAGTAACACAAGTTCAACAAATTCATTTAAGGTACAAAATAGTGATGGATATGAAGCTTTAAGAATCAATGATGATGGTGAAATCTTTTTATCACCACTAGATACAGATGATTCACAAATTGCATTATTAGCAAGAAAATCAGATGGTAAATTATGCAGAGTTAATTCAACTTCATTAATACCAAATCTAAATTTACAAGATATTACTAATAATGGTAATACAAGTTCAAATTCAATTAATACTTATGAAGGTGGGAATTTCAATAATTTTTCTGAATTAAAATACAATCAATTGATTTTAGCACATACTGATGCTGGTGGTGGTGTTGGTTTGAATGCTGACTACACTACAGAATATTACCGTTTACAAGCCCCAAATAAAATTGGTGGTTCAGATAGAACAATTGCAACAACAGAAGATATTCCAAATGTATCTGGTTTTGAAGTTTTAACTAATAAACAAAATTCTTTAGTAGTTGATGGAACTGGTCAAAAGTATTCAACAGTTGATGCTGTTAATAGTGGTTTAAACACAAAGTTAAACTTAACTGGTGGTGTTGTTTCGGGTAGTTTAACTGCTTCAACAGTTTCAGCAACAACATTAAATAGCCCAACTTTAGATAACTTAATTTATGACAAAGTAATGACAAACCAATTGATGTATTTTTTACCAATGGATGGTTCGACAGTTTACGATACATTAAGAACTGGTGGTTCATTACTGGGTGGTTCAGTTGGTGGTTCTATTCAAAGTTTGAACGAAAACCCAATGGGTATTTTATATACAACTTCTACAGCTGTTGGTTCAGCTGCTGGTCAATATGGAAATCCTTTTGGTGGTTCAATTTTAAGTTTAAACTTCCAATTTGAACTAATTAGAAAATTCAGAATAAATACTACAAATGGAAACCAAAGATTTTTTACTGGAATTTCTTCATTATACGGTTCTTCAATACCAACAAATATTGAACCAATAGTTCAAATTAATAGTATCGGTGTTGCAAAATTACAAACTGGTTCAACTTTATGTTTTGTATGGAATGATAATGCTGGAACAGCTAGTTATTTAGATTTAGGTTCTAATTTTCCAGCTACAAGTACAGCTTACACATACAAGTTGAAAATATCAAAAACTTATGGTGTTGCTGCAATCAATTTGGAACTAACTAGAATAACAAATTCTGATGGTTCACTTTTAGTTACTTCAACAATAATAACAACTGACTATAATACTGGGGCTAGTTATTACCCAGTAATGTGGATGGGTAATAATACAGCAGTATCTGGTGCGGTTTCGTTTAAAGATTATGGTTGTATAATGACAAAATCAAACAAAATTTAATGGAAACAAATTATACAATTAATGAAAATGGAATAATAGCACTTAATGATGTTATTATTCCAATGGATGAAGCATCTGAACTATATCAAAACTATATAGTTTTTTTACAATCAAATGGTATTGTTGAAATAATCAACACACAACCAGAAAATATTCAAAACGCTATAGAAATAAGTAACGGTGTTTTCGACTTAAAATAACAATTAATAATTTAAACTATGAATGAAAACAATACTTACGATACTAATAATAATTACAACATTTTTAGCCCCAATTCAAGGGTTATTAATTATGATGATTATATTCATTTTATGTGATACTTTTTTTGGAATTTATGTTTCGATTAATCTAAATGGTTTAACATCTTTTAAATCAACTAAACTATTTAATATTGTTGTTAAATCTTTCTTCTACTTATTTAGTATCATTATGTGTTACTTCATTGATAAATATATTTTTGAAGGTGAATTTATGGGTATTAAATTATTGTTTGCTAAAGTAATGACAGCCTTCTGGATTTATATAGAAATTAAAAGCCTTGATGAAACATCAATGAAAATGGGTAACAGAAGTTTCTGGATTGTATTCAAAGAATTCATTGAAAAAATGAAGGGTTTAAAGAAAGATTTGAATGAACTTATTGAAGATAAAAAATCAGATTCAAAAGATAAAGACCCATCAGAACCAACTACATCAGAATAAATTTTAAGACTGCTTTTAAGCGGTCTTTTTTTTGGCTTTACATTACTTGAAAGTGATGGTATAATTGATTTATAGGTACTTAAAGCCTTAAATTAATATGAAGTTAGAAAATAAAAAAGAAGTTGGAAGACCTTTTAAAATGGAAGCTTGGTTAAGAGCCTTAAATGAAGTACTTGATGAAGAATCAACAATATTTTTAAGTGATAAAGACCTTGTTCTTTTAGTTAATCGAATACTTCCAGAAGAAAATAGAATTACATCAAAAACATTTGAAAATTGGAAGGCTGGAAAATTTGCACCAAATGAAGATTTAGGTAAAGAATTTATAGGTTGTGTTGAAATATCACTTATCAAACAAAAACAGCTTTTAGGTGAAAGATTAATGAATGATACAACTGGTCAATGGACAAGATACGCTTGGATTCTGGAACGTAAATTTTCTGAATGGAATCTTAAACATATTTCAGAAAACATAAATAAGAATGAACAATCAACAGTAATTCAAATAACAGCTGGAAGCAATGAACAAAAAGCCTTGATTGAATCAATAATGAATGTTGATTTTGAAGAAATCAAACCATCACAAATACAAGAAAAAACAGAAGTTAAACCAACTGATAACGATGAAGCCGATGAATTACCATTTTAATGAAAACAACTACAGCATTTTCAAAAATTGGTACATTGAAAGCACCAATTCGTATTGTTCAAGGTGGTACATCAGCTGGTAAAACATATTCAATACTTCAATATTTAATTATTCATTCTTTGCAGCGTGAACAGCTTGTTTCAATCGTTGCTGAATCAATTCCAGTTCTTAAAAGAGGTGCTTATAAAGACTTTATTGATATAATTACTTCAATGGGTTTGTATGATGAAAAGAACCATAACAAAACAGATAGAACATATACTTTAAATAAATCAACATTTGAATTTTTTTCAGCTGAAGATTCATCAAAGTTAAGAGGTTCACGTAGGGATATTTTATTTGTGAATGAAGCAAACAATATAACGTTTGAAGCATTCCAAGAACTTAATGTAAGAACCAAAAAGTTCACATTTATTGATTACAACCCATCAGCACCATTTTATGCTCACAAAGAATTAATTGGTAAAGATGATGTTGATTTTTTGATTGTAACCTATAAAGACAATGAATTTCTTGACCAGAAAATTATAAAAGAAATTGAAAGCTGGGAGCAAAAAGCAGAAACATCTGATTACTACAAAAACAGATGGAAGGTTATGGGGCTTGGTCAATTGGGTATTCAAACTGGTGCAATTTATACTGATTGGTCAGAAATTGATTTCCTACCAAAAGAAGCTGAATTGTTAGGTTCTGGGCTTGATTTTGGTTTTAGTAATGACCCATCAGCACTTGTTGGTGTTTATAGATATAACGGTGAAATTATACTTGATGAAATCATTTATCAAAAGGGATTACTTAACAATCAACTTGCAGCATTAATAAAATCCAGCAACGCAAAGAATGCTGTTATATATGCTGATTCAGCTGAACCAAAAACCATTGCAGAATTGCGTTTTTATAATTTAACGGTATTACCAGTTGTTAAAGGAAAAGATTCAATTAACTATGGAATTCAGCTTATTCAAGAACAACCATTTAAAGTAACATCAACAAGTGTAAATCTTATAAAAGAGTTACAAAATTATGTTTGGGCTAAAGATAAAGATGGTAATTCTTTAAGTGTTCCAATTGATACTTATAATCATATTCTGGATGCTGCAAGATATTTTTTCTTAATGAAGTTCAGTAAGAAATCAAATTACTTTGGGTTAAAATGGAAAAGATAACAGATTATAAAGTATCTGATTTTTTTAAGATACAAGATGAAAACATCATCAATAGTTATGTGGCAATTTTAGATGTTTTAAAGCCTTTAAAAACAATAAACAACCCTAAAGCTAAATGGTATAACAACGAACCTAAAATGCTTTCAATTAAAGCTATAAGGTCTTTATCTTTTGGTGAAGTTACTGATATAAGAAACTCATTCAATGATGGAACAATTGTTTCTGTTTTTGAATCAATTAAGCTAGTTACTGGACTGACAGAAAAACAGATACTAGACTTTACAATTACCCAATTATATGGTATAATTTCCTTTATCAAAGAAGAACTTATTGCAATTTCAAATATGGAATTGAACGAGTTAACAGATGAATCATTTGATATAAATGTAGAAACTGTAAACGCTAAAGAAAGGATGTCAAGATTTGGTGTTTTGAATGCAATTGATTCATTAGCCAAAGAAGATATTTTAAGGTGGGAACAGATTCAAAAATTACCCTATTTAACAGTTTTTACAAAGTTGATGATGGATAATGAAAAGAATAAAATTCACCAAGAAATTGCTGAATTACAAAGAAAAAAACAACTTAAAAATTAATGTATGACTTTTTACAAACACTAGCTGCTGATAATGATTGGTTCTTTGAATATTCAAGAACTGATTACCAAAATTTATATGATGGTATGGAATATAACAAGGTACATTTATTTGTTGACCCAATTACAATTGATTCCAAATTTTCAGATTCTGGTTTTGAAATAAAAACCTTTTCTGGTAAATTAATGATTTTACTTTCAAGTAATGTAGATGAATCATATACAGATAAATACAATACTTATATTAAACCAATAATGGAACAATCAGTTGAAGCGTTTAAATCTTCTTTAAACTGTTCAGATTTCATAATTAACAAGTTCCAATCAACTGAAATAATCAATCTTTTTGATGTAAATCTTGATGGTTTAATTATTAATTATAATATCACTTTACCATTATAATTATATGGATAGTAATGTAAATGATACAATCATTAAAGAAGAACTAGAAGCAATTAAAGCTGATATAATAGCACTTTATAATGCAAGTGGTAAAAGAACTTCTGGTGAATTTGAAAACGGTTTAGAAATCAAATATCAACCTAATTCAGCAATACTTTCTGGTTATGTTTATTTGGCTGGAAGGGCTGCTGGTAAACAACCACCGATTGAAGCAATTGAAAAGTGGTTAATAGCAAAAGGAATAACACCGATTGAAAGTAAAATGAAAATTTCTAGTCTAGCGTATTTGATTGCTAGAAAGATTGCAAAAGAAGGAACGAAAAAAGAAAATCACCTTCAAATTTATAATCAAATAATAACACCAGAAAGGATTGAAAAAATCCTTGAAAGATTAAATAAAGTTAATGTTACAGCATTTGCAAATGAAGTAACAATAATGATAACAAAATTAGTGAACAACAAGTAATGATTCAATTTCAAACCAATTTATTAAACATAAACCCAGCTTACAATGATTCAATTATAAGATATAAATCAACCATTACTGGAATGACAAAAAGTGAAATTGTTATAAGCGGTTCAACTTTTACAGTTTACCCATTTAATGAACTTTTCAGTTTCAATTTTAAAGATATTGCAAAGGTTGCAATTAATCAAAATGGGTTTAAAGATTCAATTTTACCAGATTTAACTTCTGGTAATTTTATCTATTCAGATTCAACCCTACAAACAACTTTAAGTGGAACAATAAAAACTATAAATTCACTAACAAGTGATACAATAAATATTAGTTATTCATTTACTAAAAATGTTGAACAACTTCCATTTTACAATCAAAAAATACTTGCAACAAATAATGTTGTGGTATTACTTCCAAGCGAAAATAACTTTGATTATTCTGTAAGTTATTTTGAAGGTTATCCATTTGATTTTTCAATTCGAGGAATCAATAATGGTGATACTTATTATTTCAAAAATTCAAATTCTGGAATGATTTCAAATACTTATTCAGCAACAACATCAGATGTAAAAAGAATCTTCTTATCTGATGGTGCAACTAATGAAACACTTTCAAATGTACTACCATTATCAACTAATGTTAACGTTGTTGAATTATGGGTAAATGGTGTTATTAAAGCAAATATCAATATTAAAAAAGTTGAATCTGAATGCGGTGTTTATGTAAAATGGTTTAATCAAAATGGTGGTTATTCTTATTGGTTATTTGATAAATTCTATAAAGAAAATTTTAAAACAAAAGACCTTACAGATGTTCAAGGTAAATGGGACAACCTTCAAAGCTTAACATCAACATCAGAAAGCCTTGGTAAAACCGCAACAAATACACTTCAATTAACAACAAGGTATAATAGAACGGAAAAGGATTACTTGCTTGATTTAACCAAGTCACCAAAAACAGAAATGTATATCCATCAAACACCATTTATTAAACAAAATGAATTCAATTTCATAGGTGTTAAAGTAAGTGATGAAGGTTTTACTATTGATAGTAAAATGTCAAATAACAAACTCAAAATTTCTTTAGAGTTACCAGCTATTAATACCATAACTTACTAATGAATGAAGAAAGATTATACATTAATGGTAATGAAATTATTTTGCCAATTGGTCAACCAATAGCAAAAACACTTCAAGTTAATGATATTGGAAGCATTGCTGATAGACAAGCAAATTTTACTAGAACAATTAACATTCCAAAGAACCCAATTAATGTGAAAGCATTAGATTTTTTGGGTGTTATTGGTAATGAATCAAACGTACCATATCAAAAGAATACAGCAAATTATTTTGTGGGTAATGAATGTCTTATTTACAATGGGTGGGCTAATGTTTCTGAATCAAGTGATACCTATAAACTTAATATTTATGATGGTATTGTTGATTTTTATAAAGCAATTGAAAACAAATTTATTACAGATGTTGGTGTTAGTGGATTGAACCATACAAAAACAGTTGATGTTGTTATTGATAGCTGGACTGGTAATACACCATACCGTTATTTAGTTGCTGATTATAATGGTAAAAAAACTTATGTTCCGACTGGAACAACTTCATCACAAGAAGTTATTAATATTGATTATTTAATTCCAGCAGCAAATGTAAAATTTATCTGGGATAGAATCTTTGATTACTTTGGGTTTACTTATGAAGGTGATATTTTTAATACAACAGCATTTTCAAATTTATGGTTAAGTTATCCAAAACCGATTCCAACACTTATACCACATAAGGTATTAATTAATCAGCAAGCATTTATACCACATCAATATTTTTATACTACCTATTCTGGTTATGCACAGTTAAGTGGTTCACAATGGTTTGCTTGGTTATTCAATACACCTTTTACAACACCTTATGCAAAAGTAATAGCAGCTGGTTCAACTACAACAACCTTTGGTGATGTAATACCAAACCCAAACCATATTGATATTTTACAAAATGGAACTTATGCAATTGATTTAAGTGGAATTTCTGTAACAGCAAGTGTTTCATATTTTTTAAGAAGAGGCGGAGCGTTATTTGATAACGGTGTTTTAGTTGCCAATAATTCAAACGATGGTTTAACAAAAATATTTAATTGTTTGGCTGGTGATTCATTGTCATTCATTATGACTAATCCAGTTGCTAATTTTTCATTTAGTCAAAGATTTTCAAAGATTGATGGATATGATGTGAATTTTGAAGATGTTTTCATTGATTTTAAAGTAAAAGATTTTATTAATGAAGTACTTCAAAGATTTTCATTAACAATGTTCCCTTATAAATATGAAAACAAGTTATCATTTTTAACAACAGCAGAATGGTTACAAACCAAAGATTTAATCAACTGGAGTAATAAAAGCCCAAAATTGATTAATACAACATATACACTTAATGGATATTGTCAAAAGAACCGTTTTAAGTATAAATACAATGATGATGATGCTTTATATAATGATGGGTTAATTACAATTGATAATGTAAATATTGCTGATGAAAAAACAATAATTCAAAGTAGAATATTTACACCAGAAAGGAATACTGAATATATGATTGATTTTCAATCAAATGTTTATAAATTCTGGAATAAAGAGTTAAAAGAGAATGGTACAATTAATTATAAACCACTTGAAAATCGATTCTATTTATTACGTTCAGAAGACCATACATTTAGTTCACCTTCAAAAATTGGTTCAGAATTACTTAATGTAGTTCAAAATATTTCAAGTTGTAAAAAAGAAAGTTATTCAAGATTGAAATTTCAAGAAATAATAAATGATTATTATGAACCAATTGGAAGCATTCTTAACACTTCTAAAATATTTCACGTTGATTTGAATTTAACAACAAAAGATGTGAATGATTTTGATTTTAGAAAACTTGTTTACATTGACCAGTTTGGTAGTTATTTTTTAGTTAATAAGATTTCTAATTTTATTCAGAATAAGTTAACCAGATGTGAATTAATTGAAGTTGATTATAATGCAACATTAACACCAATCATTCCAATTATTCCAGTTAATGCTGCTACATATTTAACAATAAATAGTGTGGTTGTTAATGGTTGCCAAGTTACATTGAACTATTCAACAGATGCCGATATTGGAACACCAATTGATGTTGTTGCACAACCAAATAATTTTGGTATGCCAATATTTACACCAATTGACCCAATTTATCTTTATAGTTCAGTTACAAATAATACAGGAACAACAAATACAATATCATTTAACCTTGAAGCTGGAACATACTATCAAATTCAATTATCAATTGCTGCTGGATATGTTTCAACACCAATTTATTCAAATACAAGTTATTTTGAAAATACAACATCTTGTGTTGTTAGTTCACCAAGTCAATTAACAATTACGGGGGTTACATTATTAAGTACTGGAACATTAAGTAATACTTACAAGATTAATTTCACAACAAACGCTGTATTGCCTAGAACGGTTTATTTTGCTGATTATAAAACACCAGTTCCATTCGACCCAAGTAATCCTTATGGTGGTTCATTTGGTGGTTGGGCAACATATACAAGTGTTTCAACTTCAATAAATTCAATAACTGCTGATGTATCAACAATGTTTGGATTACCATTAAAATTAAGAATAAAAATAGGAAACACAGTTTCAAATGAATATACAATTTAAAATAACGAAAAAAGCAAATACTATGAAATAGAAATGGCAAACCAAGTTGAGATTTTAAATCTCGATATTAACACATCAGCATTGATTTCAAAAATGACTGAAACACGTGCTGAAATTGATAAACTTCAATCAGCACAAAAAACATTACAATCAAACAATCAATCAACAAGTGATTCATTTACAAAAAATGCTGTTGAAATTGGTAGGTTGCAATCTTCATACAATGCACAAAAATCTGTTGTTACACAATTAACAACAGCACAAAATTCTTTTTCAACTGCAACTGCTGCAATCACATCAGCAATCAACCAAGAAAATACATCTATTGTATCAGCTAGAGAAAACAATACCCAATTACTTGCTTTAAGAAATCAATTGAATCTTAAAACAATTGAAGGGCAAACTGCATTAACACAAATCAATTCAAAGCTTGACCAGAATAACGCATTTATCAAAGAAAATGTAAGTGCTTATGAACAACAAAAAATTGGTATTGGTGATTATCGTACTGCAATAACTGGTGCAATTCAAGATACTGGTTTGTTTGGTGGTTCAATTGGAAGTATAAAACAATCATTAGGGGCGTTCACACCATTGTTAACAGCAATGAAGGGTGAAGTTACTGCTGGTGCTGCTCAAATGAAAAATTCAGCAACAGCAACAGAAGGAATGACACTTGCACAAAAAAGTTTATCAATTGCAACATCACTTGGAACTGGTGCTATGAGAATCTTTACAGTTGCATTAGCGGCAACTGGTATTGGTTTAATCATTGCAGCGGTTGCATTATTGATTGGTTATTTCAAAACATTTGACCCATTGATGGATAAAATAGAACAAGGGATGGCTGGTTTAGGTGCAGCAGTTCGAGTTGTTCAAAGGGTACTTGGTGAATTTATTACTGGTATTACAAGTGTTGGTGATGCACTTACAAAGCTTGGTAATTTCATAGCACACCCAATTGATTCTTTAAAGAAATTAGGTGCTGAAATGGGTAACGCTGCAAGTGCAGCTGCAAAGCTTAAAGAAGCACAACAAGACCTTGCAGACCAACAAAGTATTCAAGAAGTTTCAAATGCAAAAGCACTTCAACAATACAATGAATTAATCTTAAAAAGTAAGAATAGAACACTATCTGAACAAGAAAGGATTTCAGCTTTAAAACAAGCAGAAGCAATTGAAACCGCTAATTATAAACAAAGAACAGACCTTGCAAATAAAGACCTTGCACAAGCAAATGAAGCTGCTAGAATCAAAGGTGGATTGCTTGACCAAGAAATTAAAAACCTTGAAAAATATGGTACTGCATACGCAACTAAATTACTTAACGCTGGTAAAATTACACAAGATGAAGTTGATGCAATTAAGAAAGCTGAATTGGGTAAAGTTGCTATTCAAGATGAATCAACTAAAAGACTTGAAAAGAATCAAAATGCACAAGATAAACTTGCAGAAGACCAACAAGCGAAAAGAGAAAAAGCAGCACAAGATGCAAAAGATGCAGCACAAAAAAGAGCTGATGCACAAGCAAAATTAGTTGATGGTGCAATTCAAAAGAACAAAGAAGAAATTGATTTATATGTTGCTCAACAAGGGAACAAAAAGAAATCAATGGAAGATGAACTTGCATTTGAACAATCACTTTTAACCAAAAAATTAGCCCTTTTAAAAACTGAATACGATTCAAAGAAATTATCACAAACAGCTTATGAAACTGAATCACTTAAACTAAAAGATGAGTTTGCAAAAAAACAAGTTGATGTTGCAATTGCAAATGCTGCAAAAGAACTTGAAGATTATAAAAAAACAAATCAACAAAAGAAAGATGATGATACATTCTTTACCCAAGATAAACTTATTCAAAAGCAAACAGAAAATCAATTGCTTGCTAATGAAGAAATCAAATATCAATCAGTAAGACTTGAACAAGGTGTAATTAATCAACAAGAATTTAATGATGCAATTGATATAATCAATGCAAATACAAGAACACAAAATGATGCTGCACAAGCTGAACGAGATGCAGCCAAAAAAGAACAGCAAGCGGTTGACCTAGAAAATCAAAGAATACTTGATGAAGAAAACTTCACCAATAAATTTGACCTTGATACAGCTAATGAATTAATCAGATACAATGCTGAAATGGCTGCTGCTGAAAAGAGTGGAGCAAGCAAAGATTTGATTGAACAAAAACACGCACAAGTTCAAAATAAAATCAATGAAGCAAAAGAACAAGCAAAAAGAGATTCAGCAGCACAAACACTTGGTGATATTGCTAGTTTGCTTGGTGAAGAAACTGCTGCTGGTAAAGCCGCTGCAATCGCACAAGCAATAATTAATACTTATTCTGGGGTTGCTGCTGTTTGGGGTGCTCAATCAGTTTTACCAGAACCATTTGGAACTGCTGCAAAAGTTGTAAGTACTGCCGTTGTTTTGGCTGGTGGTTTACAAACAGTAAATAAAATTACTAGTACAAAAGTACCAACACGTGCTGATGGTGGTGAAATTCCAACGTTGGGTAATGGTGTAATCAATAACGGTGCAAATCTTGCAATTCCTTTAAGTAATGGTGATGATACACTTGCTTATGTTGGTCAAGGTGAAGTTATTCTTAACAAGCAACAACAACAATCTGCTGGTGGTTCGCAGTTCTTTAAAGGGCTAGGAGTGCCAGGATTTGCTGGTGGTGGTTTTGTCGGTGGGAACTCAAATTTAGGAAGCCAAGGCGGTCAAAAAATTGATATTGAACTTATGGCAAACCTTATGGCACAAGCAAATAAAAACCTACCAGCACCAGTTGTATCAGTACACGATATAAACTATACACAAAATTCAGTTCGAGTTGTTGAACAAGGTGCAAACTTCTAAAACATAAATACAAAATCAACCTTCAAGTAAAAATATTTGAAGGTTTTTTGTATTGTAATTATTTGATAATAAATACAATATAAAATTATTTAAAAATAATTCCACTTTTTTTAGCTCAAAAATGACTTTTGATAAAATCCTAGATATTTATTAATGAAGCCAGCAATTAAAGAACCTTCAACAATAACATAAAAGCAAATACAATATGAAAAGTGAACAACATTTACTACAACGAACTATCAAAAATTAAACAATTAAATGATGAACAAATAACAAATATTTATACCAGATACAATAACGGTGAATCAAATGCAATCAATGAAATGATTGAAGCTAATTTGAAATTCGTAGTTGTAATTGCAAAACAATATTATCAAACAATCAATTCAGCAAATATCATAACACTTGATGATTTAATATGTGAAGGGAACATTGGACTTATCCAAGCGTGCCAAAAATTCAAGCTTGAATTTGGAGTTAAATTCAGTTCTTATGCAGTCTATTGGATAAGAAAAACAATTCAAGAAAGCATCATAAAGAATAAAGATAATATACGTTCACCATCAAACCTTATTGAATCAGATAGAAAGATTCTAAAAGCAGTAAAAGAACTATTTCAAAAGAATGAATCAGAAGTAACAAAAGAAAATATTCAAGATTTAGGATTGTTTAACGAAAATGAAATCAAACATTATTTCACCAGTAAACAAGTAATCAGTATCGATTCACAATTTAATATTGAAGATACAATTCAAGAAAACATTTTTGATGAAGCCGCTGAACTAAAAAGAAAGATTGCATTTGCATTGAAATACTTAACACCCAAAGAAAAACAATTGATTAAAATGATTTACGGTATTGACCAAGAACCAAGCACACCAAGCGAAATCTGGGAAGTACTGGGTGTAACTAGACAAAGAATAACACAACTAAAGAAATCAGCTTTAAACAAGCTAAAAGACATCTTAAAAGATGTTGAACTATAACAACAAACTATAACAACAAACTAAAACAACAAACTATGAAACTAACTGATAAGTTACCAGAAGATGAAACATTAAGAAAGATAATAATTGAGTTAAGAAAGCTTAAAAGAAACGAAAAGATGCTTAACGACCTATTCAACCCAGAAACCTATAACGAACCAACAAACACAACAGAAAACAATGACAACAAATAAATTTATAACAGCTGACCAAGAAGGACGTGAAATGTTCAAACACTATTGCAATCAACAATCTTGGTGCAAAGTAATCAAAGAATCAAAAGATGAATTTAGCCCTTGGGATATAAGCTATTTATCAGCTGGTACTATGTGTATCGGTGAAATCAAAGTAAGAGAATATAATAGTGATTCATTTGCTGATTGGTATCTTGAAAAAAAGAAATACGATAGCTTAAAAGAAGTTAAAGCAAAGGTTGATGTTAAGAAACAAAAACAAAGCAAGATACACTATATCAATTTCTTTAAAGATGAAGCGGTTAAAATCTGGGATGTTACCACAATGAAGGATGAACATACAGTATTGATGCCAGCAACAACAATGGGTAATCAAAAAATGGTTGCAACGCAAGTATATGATTGTAACCTAACAAATGAAGTTGATAGGGGCTTGTTAAACGGATTAGAATTTGAAATCAATGATAATGATGAAGATGATAATTTACCTTTCTAAAATGACCAGATACGAGTTATTAAAACAGAATGAAGAAACAATGTTCCAGTTTGTAAAAGCTGGAATACTTTCTTTTCAAGTGATACGAGATATTGAAATATTTGAATCCTTTACCAACTATAAAGATGAAATTAATAAAGAATCCAGATACTTGCTTTTAGCTGATACCTATGAACTATCTAGCAAACGAATCGAACAAATAGTTTACCAGATGCAGAAATGATTATTTAATTTATATTATGCAGAATGATTCTAAATTATTTTCGAAAAGAAATTTTAATAATAAAAATTATATCAAATTCAATTAAAAAATTAAATTTGACAAAGTTTTAAAATAAATAAAGACTCTACCCGATTATAGAGCCTTTATGTAAAGAGCAAATCAACAATTTCTTATAGAAGTTTTGACAAACAAAAATTAAGATTTAATTCTACAGAATTATTTCTTTTTTACTAAGAATTTGTAACAACCATTGGTTTTACATCTTCTTATACCTTTGACGGTAATACATTTTCGTATAATGTATTCAAAACCTTCTGGGGGTGTTTCAATGTTCATATTAGTTATTTTAAAAGTTATTAGTTTACTAGATATTTTTCTCTATAGTAAACAATTAAATTAAAGGAAGTCAAAGACCATACAACATTCAATATCTAATCGGGGATACTGATAACCATCTGAAATGAATCAACGCCAATTGATTCATTTCACGTTTTACAAAGATTGTTAAAATTTAGAAAAAAAGAAAGTCAAACTTATTCACAATCAGCTTTAGTTCTTAACAATACCTATGAATAAAGAAATAGCAACGGTTATTTACAATTTAATAAAAACTATCTGAATTATTTCTTCTTATAAAAAGCTGTAGATTATTTAAAATATCTTCAAAAATATTGCCCAGCCGCACAAAAATATTCAAACCCCAGAAAAAAAACAGAAATCACCATCAAATCAAAAGTTTGGTGGTTTTTTGTTTTAATCCAGTTCAAAACCTCACACACTTATTAGCAGCAAAAAAAATAAAATTGTATGGTAAATAATGTACTACCAAACCGTACACTTTCAAGTCAATAAATACGTTGTAAAATTATTTTTAATTGTACGGTAAAAAATGTATAGATTAATTTGCGTACAATTTAAATAAGTATTATCTTTGAAGTGTTCAAAAAAGGAACAGTAAGTACATTGAAATATTGAAATACCACCAAAGAAAAAAGCGGTGCTAGTAACACCGCTTAAATCAGCATTCAATTCAAATGAATTAAACACATTTAGATATGACAAAGATAATAAAAAATGAATTGTATGAAACTCTTGCACAAAGAGAATTCAACCCAGCAGAAACGCTGCAAGTTATTCAACATAACCGCTCAATATATTGGAGTTGGGGCGTTGAAAGTAAGGTTAACTATTATGATAAAGCTTTGCTTTTGATTGTTAACGGACATCACCACAAAGGGCTACTGGTTATAACATTAGCTTGGAATGATACTTATAGTTTTCATCTTATCAATGATGATGGAACTATAAAAGAATCGGTTCACGAAGTTTATTTTGATGAACTACAAGAACGGATTGATAAGAAAATAGAATATATAAACGAATATAAATAATAAAGTAGTTTGATTTGAATGTTGATTCTGGTGGTTATTTCAATTATTAACATTCAAATCAAACACTATGAGAAAATTAATTTTAGGTAAAGGATATACACACTTTGCAGTTATCGGTTCAACAATATATGATGGTTGGGATTACAAAGGGGTTGATGATGAATCAATCAAAGAATACACCAAAGAAGACCTTAAAAACAATTACCCAGATTTAAAAGGATTTAAGATACAAACAAGAAAACAATTGATTAACAAAGGGATTGAAATAACTGATTCAACTAATTGGATTAAATTTAACTAATATGAAAGCAACCTATGTAAGAACCAGCAGCAGCAGCCAGAATAATCAACGCCAACTGCAAAGTAAACACCCAGATGAACTAATCTTTATTGATGTAATAAGCGGTGCTGTACCCTTTAAAGATAGACCAGCAGCCAAAGAGTTGAAAAAAGCAATTGAAACTGGTACAGTTGATTATATCAGCTGCGAAAGTATTGACAGAATTGGAAGGGATGCCTTCAATATTCAAGAAACAATCCAGTACTTCAATTCAAGGAATGTAACCTTGAAGGTTGAAAATCTAGGTATTGAAAGCTTTGCCAAAGGTAAACCAAACCCAATCTTTAAAATGATTTCAGATGTACTTGCAAACGTTGCAGAACTAACTAGAAACAATATCAAAGAATCACAAGCCCAAGGTATTGCAATTGCTAAAGCTGCTGGTAAATATCAACAACGTGCAACACGTGGCAAGATTTCAAATGAAGACTTTTTAAGCACTTATAAGAAGGTTGTAAAGGAATTAAAGCTTGGTGTTAATTCATTGCGTAAAATCGCTGATATATGTGATGTATCACTTGATACAGTTCAGAAGGTTAAGAAGATATTAAAGGAACAAGAAACAGAAAAGGGTATCAATTAAGATACCCTTTATTTTTAATTACCTCTTAACCTTCTTAACATATTAATTAACAATGGGTCATTTGGTATTTCAAACACATCAAGTATATCACCAATATTACCAAGTATATAAGTGAAGGTAGTTTGAATTAAGTTATCTTGATTCACATCATTAAATCTTTCAACAACAATAAATTCATCATTGAATAATGTTAGAACAAATTCACCATTTTGGCGTTGACCAATTAAAGCTGAATAGTTTGTTTTATTATCTTGATTAGCTGGTTTTATAACCATTCCGAATTTAGACATATATAAATTAATTTAAAATTCAACTCTAATTTCACAATCAACATCATTACTTGCAGAATTTGTAAAAAATATTCTACCACCAACAGCAAAGACTAAAACTAAAAAAGTGTCGAATCTTGATTTCAAATCATTTGAACCAGTAAAAGACATTGCTAATACGCTAGCAATTATTTCTTTGTTAGCTACAAAGGCTGGTCTTCCAAATTCCATTTCAACACCAGCAACTTGCATAGCTCCGTTAAAATCCATAGTATTTGTTATAATTTGTGTAGTGGCAATTCTTACAGGTATTCTGTAATTAATTATTTGAGCCAAATCAGATTCAGTTAAATCAATAAGCTGGAATAGTCTATTTGGTATCATTATACCATTTTGAAGAAATTTTTCATTCAT